GATAATTTTGCAAATCCGCTTGGAATACATTCCCCGTCTACAGTGTTCACAAACTATGGACAGAACATAGACGAAGGACTGAAAAACGGAATCTCCAACAAAAAAGAGACTGTTATTTCCGAATTGAGGGCACTTGCCAATGCACTGCCCAAAGTATTCGACGGGCTCCAAAGTGATTTTATCCAGATAGGCGCTTATCTTATGGAGGGGCTAGCTGCCGGAATACGGGATAACGCAGATTTGGCAGTAGCAGAAGCACAGGCGGCGGCAGCAAGAGTTAAGGCGGCAACAGCCGACTCATACGAAGAAAAATCGCCCTCAAGGTGGATGAAAGACTGGGTTGCAAAATACTTGATGCAAGGGCAAGCAGAAGGGCTTGAAAAGTACGCCCATCTCCCGGTAAAAGCAATGGAGAGGGTGGCGGAGGCTATAAAGCTCCCGGCAATCACAGCAGAGGTAGCAATTGGAAATGGTTTCCAGGCACAACTATACTCCCCACAGGCGGTAAGCGGAAGCATCGCCAACGACAATACCGACCTTGTAAGAGCAATCGTGAAGCTATCAAACCGGCCCGTAACCACTTCCGTAATGGTGGATAGCCGGGAAATCGCAAGAACTACAGCGGTGCCAATGCAGGAACAGCTAACAACAAATCAAAAACTGAAAGATATGATAAACGGGGTGAAATAATGAGCCTATCGGTGAAATTTAATGGTGTGGAACTAAACCAGTATATAGATGTTACGCAGGGCTTTACTCCGTTTGTTGGGGCGGATTGGAGTCCTGAACTTAGCGACAATGCTAGGATTGCAAGAGGGACTGATTTTGAGTACACCACACACAAAGAAAAAATAATACCAATGCCATTTCAGATGAGATATGACATTGAGGAGAAATACGATGAATTACAAGGGATACTGGATGTAGACGAACCAAAAACTTTGGTGTTTGGCAACATCCCAAACAAGGTATTTTACGCAGTCCCTTCGGGGATGCTTGATTTCGAGGAGGTTGTATTTCTTGGTAACGGCGAAATTAACTGGATAGTCCCAGACGGCCTAGCACACTCCACAGTCGAAAAAGTCTTCCCGGCCGCCATAAACTCCGACGGCATCATGGAGGCAACCATCGTCAATAACGGGACTGCACCAGTCCCCATAAGCTACGAGATAACTCACAATCACGAAAACGGCTATATCGGTGTAGCATCCGAATACGGAGCTATGCAGTATGGCTACGTGGATGAACTGGACAAAGAAATAAGGCAAAAGTCCGAGGTGCTTATTAACTACAGGACAGCAGCAGACTACAACGCTATGACAGACGGCCAGGGAATACTTACAGAAAACTTTCCAAAAACGGGGTCTTTTAAATTCGTCTCTCTTGCCGGGAAACAGTGGCTCGCCCTTGATAATGCCGGGAGTGGCCCAAGTTGGCACGGCGCAAGCAAAATGATAACCATTCCCGCAGATTCTGACGGGGCATCCGGGGCCGTGAATTTTTTGGCGCAGACAAAAGTATATTATGCAACAGGGCGCGTAAACCAGACAGGGCTGCTGGAGTTCGTTGTTGGGGACGAAACTGGAAAATTATTGGCATCTATTCACATACTTAAAGCCACTTACGCAAACAACATGGCGACAGCAGTGCTAAGAGTTGGAACTAACGAGTTTAAGCGGATTAGTTACACCCCTACAGACCAAAACGTAACCAGTAGAGATAAGGGGCAAATGTACATCAAAAAAACAGGAGAATTGTTCGAATTTTATTTCGGCGGTGTAAAATACCAGATTCGAGTCCCAGACCTGGCGGCAAAAAAAGGCCTGACGTTAACAATCTTTTTGGGGCAGATAGGCACATACGCCAACTTGCTCACCAGAATGTATTTTGATTCTCTTGTTTTTCAAAAAGACAATGTAAACTATTGGTACGACATCCCAAATAGATATCGTAGTGGGAGCGTGCTGTACATAGACGGAGAGACAACCAAGGCGTATCTAGATGGTGTAAAAACAGAAGAAATTATCGGATGTGACTACTTTCTCGCACCGTCCGGTGAAACAAAGGTACAGTTTTATTATTCAGATTTTTCCGTTCCCGCACCGGCGATAGAGGCATGGTTATAATGGACAATATAAGGATAGCGATACTGAGCGCATATGATACAGTGTGCGCTTACATGGACAATCAAGCTCCCAAAGCCTTGCACTACTTTGACGACAAATTACACGAGTACCTTAAAGGCACGGCAAACACCTACTCTCTTAAGGCCAGTGCGAGACATGAGGACTCTGTTTACCTGGCAGAGGGCAATAAGCTGGCATTTAGGTGGAGGATGCAGGACTATTATCTCAACATCATGTCTGTGCGGCGAGATGAATATACGGTTGAGGTTACAGCGTACTCACTAAATTTTGAACTTTTAAACGAACAAAAAGACCCTTACACCTCGCAGATAGCAAGTTCTTTCGAAAGTTATCTGAGGATATTCGACCCGGAAAGAGTAATCAATCTGGGAATTAACGAAGTATCCGACAAGATGATATCCCATGATTGGGAGGGTAAGGACACCATGCTCTCCAGGCTATTTTCCCTGGCGAACGTGTTTGATGCAGAAATCGAATTTATCCCGAACTTGAACCCAGACCATTCCCTCTCAAATATCCTGATGAACGTGTATCAAAAACACTCTGACACCGCACAGGGCGTTGGAACGGACAATAGAGGACTTGTACTAAGGCTTGGCAAGGAAGTCTCCGGGGTAACGAAAACAACCGACATAACAGAGCTATACACAGCCATAAGGCCCACAGGGAAAGACGGGCTAACAATTGCATCCCTGAACAAGACCGAATACGATGCAGACGGGAATATAGAGTTCCAGTCCCCCTCCGGGAAAGTTAACATCTACGCGGTGCAGGCCCGGGATAGGTTCCCGTCTAACCTAACGGCGAAAAGCACGGAACGATACATTGCCCAGGTGTGGAGTTACGACACCGACAATGTCAATGTCCTGTACGGGCAGGCTCTTGCGGAACTTAAGAAAAACTGCATCCCGCAGGTGAAATACGAGGTAAAGGGGTATTTCGACACCAATATCGGGGATACCGTGACAATCGCGGACGAAGACTTTAATCCTCCCCTCTATCTGGAGGCCCGGGTTACGGAACAACAAAGAAGCTTTACAAACCCTAAGGAGAACAAGACCACTTTTGATAATTTTAAGGAATTGCAAAGCGAGATAGACCCGTCCCTGTTAAAAGCCATGAATGACCTTATAGCGGCCAACAAAGAGTACGCATGCTCTATTTTAACGGACAACGGTATCATTTTTAAAAACGGGGAAGGAAGAACCACCCTTGAAGCCTCCATAATGGATGTTGGAAAGGACATAACCGGGAGATTTACAATCACCTGGACAAAAGACGGTGTGTACTCCACCACGGGAAAAACAGTAATAGTAGATGCCGCCTCCATAGTCGGTAAGTCGGTATATCGGTTCGAGGCAATGGACGGCAACGGGGCCTTAAGAGGGTCTGCTGAGGTTACGGTAACCAACGTCAATGACGGCTCTGGGAAATTATACTTAGTGGAATCATCCGACGATATCATTTACCGCTCTTTGGACGGAACACCCAGCAGACCTTATGTAGACTTCTCCGGGTTTACCCAGTTGGGCGACGACCCGGAAAAAACACCATTCCCCGGGAGGTTTGTAATCGAACTTACAACAGACGGGACTACCTGGACAACGGGCTACCAGTCGACTACAAACGAGTCTACGGTAAGGTACTATCTTCTGTGGATTTTCGGAGACAACGAGGGAAACGGCTTCGGAATGGAAAACGGAGATGCACTTGGGGCAACCCTCACCGACGTAATTCAGCTAAGATGCAGATTTTACGCGGACAATGCAAGCCAAACACTAATCGGTGTTAAAAATGTGGCCGTGGTGTCGGACGGAAAGCCAACAGGAATATCCGAAACCGACTCGCCACCAGAAAATCCATACGAGGGAATGCTTTGGAGGTACACGGGCGCACCCACGGAACTAAAAGCCCTCTCCATAGCCAAAGCTGCCGCAACAGAAATCTACAGCCCCGGCACAACCTATGTGTTTAGGGGCGGTGCGTGGGAAGTATACAAGTTTGTGGCAGACAATATAGAGGCAGATACCTTTAAAGGATATTCGTTCGACGGAGCTGTTTTTAACAATGATTTTGATTTTGTAGACGACCTAGGCTTTAGAGTACATGGAACATCCCAAATAACAGGCGGAAAAGTAAAAATTGACAGTACAAGGATAAAAGGCACTGAACAGCACACTCTATCCGCTGTCTTGCAGTATAACGGCCTTAGTATAGAGACGGATAGAGGAACCGCGAGAGAGCGGTACGCACGAATGACTAACAATAATTTAGAGTTTGGCGACTACTTAACAGCGACTACGCTATACAACAACGGGCTGGCTATAGTGGGGGCTGACGGAGAAAGTATGGTTGCAGGCACAGGAGGGCTTGTGTTGGCGGGCACTAATCAAAAATCAGCTAACATTTCCTTGGATACGTATAAGCAGATACAGACAGGTAAAGTTGTGGACTTTACAGTCAATGGAAATGCCAATGCCACCGTAAATGTTATATTTCCCGCAGCTTTTTCCGATATCCCAGTAGTAGTAGCGACCCCAACACAGAGCGGAGCCACGGGAGAAATTACGGTATATAATATCAGTAAGACTGGTTTTTCGGTGCGCATAACGAATCGGGGCGGAGTATCTTATTCATACGGTGCACAGTGGATAGCAATATTATAGGAGGTAGATTATGGCAAGTTTTACAGGAGTTATAAAAACATTACAAGATTTAGCTACGCAGACCACCGCGGAGGACACAGACCTTATACCGATAGGCACATCGGTACTTAAAAAAATCTCGTTTGCGAACCTAAGAAAGGCATTGGGAGTTGATGCACTAAATAGCAAAATAGGTATAAAAACATTGTATTATGAGGTTAGTGCATCCGGCCCAGCCTACGCAAATAAATCCTTGTATGATAATACCGTCGCATTGCGGGCAGCCTACGCTCCAAACGAGCCGGTAATCATATATTTATACTCTGGTGCCTTGAGTGATGCATATAACCAGAGTTTACCAGTGGCCGGGGTACCAAATATCGTTACGGTAAAATGTCCGCCAGACCCAGCACGGGCAGCCATTACCTTTGAAGGCATAGGTGTAGATACCGTGCGGTATTGCAAAATAATGGGCGGAACCATATCTAACTGGCACGCATAATTGCTATTTAGTTAACTAAACGACGAGCCACAAAGGCTCTTTTTTCATGCTCAAAGGAGGTGAATCTATGCTCATAATATTTAAAGACGGCCAGACACTGGATGTGCAGACAATATCTGTCGCAGACGGGGCTTTGCATATCAAAACCCTAAACAGCACTTACGCTAGGCTGAAAAACCTTTTTACAGACGCTACAGTCATGGCAAAAATTGAAGTCCCTGATAAGCTTGGGGAGGTGTTTGAAAACTACACTGTGTTCTCTTACATCAGGGAAAGCTCTGGCGGTGTTTTTGATGTAGAAATGCTGCAAAACGGGGCCGATGTTAACGCCCGGCTCGCGGGGTTGGAAAATGAAAAAGACGAGCTTAAGAAGCAAAACGACTTACTTACGGGATGCATCTTGGAGATGTCAGAAGAGGTATATCAGTGAAACTACTAACCAATTTGATTATATTTTTTATGAGAAGGGAAGGAAAAGAAATGATGGCTATGTTATGGGCACAACAGATTATGTTAGGAAAGAAAACTTATGCACAGGTACCACGCCTGCTGAAAGAGCAGACAAAGGAAGTGCTGATTGACTCCGGTTACGAGGAACTTGTCACGGAAGATTAACGAGGAAAGAGAGGTAAACCCGTTGGAAGGTATATTACTACAAACATATACAATAGCCCTACCTATCGTACTTACAGCGCTAATGGGGTACATAGTCTGGCTACTTAAACAGCAAAAACGGGATAGAGATGCGAACTCGCAGGGGACAATGTTACTCCTGCGGGTGCAACTAATTGAGTACCACGACAAGTATACAAGCCTTGGATACATCCCCTCATACGTCTACCAAAACTATTGCGAGATGTACGAGGCGTACCATACATTAGGGGGCAATGGCATGGCAACCAGGATGTGGGAAGAGATACAGGACTTGCCGATAAGAAAGGAGAAAGAGTATGAAAAATAGAAACTTAAAGGAATGGGCAAAGAGAGCGGGAATCCGGGCGGTAAAAACAATTGCACAGGCGGCCATTGCAGGAATCGGGGCGGCGGTTGCTATGGGAGAGGTAGATTGGCGGTATGTTGTGTCTGCATCCGTACTGGCTGGGGTACTGTCTCTGCT